TTATTCATTAGTATTTCCATCTTGATCACATAAAATTATAAGTTGATTGTCCTTATCTATTAGCTCTATATCATATTTTGAACAAATTGGTTTAATTTTTTCTCCAATTTTTTTACATAGTTCAATAGCTTCATCTTTTTTAATGTCTGATTTTAATATGTTACCTTTTAATTGTACAGATGCTTTGGGTTCACCATTATTAAATGTTAATATATCTATAGATACGACTTCTCTATCCTTCAAAGCATCTTTTATTTTATTTTTAAGATCTTCCTTCTTATCTTTATCTATTTCTTGTTTGGTTTCTTTATCATCTTCAGCTATTTCTTGTTTAGTTTCTTTTGGTTTATTATCTGTAGTTTTAGAACCACAAGCAACTAGTCCAAATGTTAATGTTAACACCATTAATATAGATAATATTTTTTTCATATAAATCCCCTCCTTGGTAATATAATTTAATTATAACAAATTTTACACTTTTGTAAATTTATAATCATAGGTATATTTAAAATTCCTTCAAAAAATAAAAAAATAGGTAATTACCTTATAGTAACTACCTCTAACAAACAATCTATATAATTAAACTAAATTTGCTGCTGCTTTGAATGTTTTAAATCTATCTTTTCCTGTTGCATCTCCATTAGGGCCACCTATTCTTATTACTTTTTTAGCTTTTAGTCCACTCTTTTCGAAATCAGATTCTTTCATCACAGGGCAACTATTCTTTTGTCCTACTAATAAAGCTGATAATGCATCCATATCTCCATAATATAATATTATTTTATCCATATCATATTCCTCCTTAACTTTTTGTTTAACTTCTTTATTTATCGCTAATTTTTTATTATATTCCTCTTTTATTTTTCTATAAGTATCGCCCCCAACCCAGCCATCTACTTTTAAATTACAGTCTCTTTGGAAACATTCTACTGCTGCTTTAGTAGAATTGCCCCAACTTCCGTCTGCACCATAATTTCCACAAGGATAACCTATTTTTATAAGCATTTCTTGTACTTCTTTTACATTATAATAACTTCCCCCGGTACTATTATCAGTTGCTACATTACCATCTCCAAAAAACATTGCAGCTTCTTCTCTACGTCTACGTAATAATCCATAGACTTGTTTTCCTCCTGCCATGCTCCACATCTCGAAGTTAGATGTAATAGTACTCTTATCTCTAACCCCATTACATATATTTCTGTAAAGAGTAGAATCTAATACCCCACCAACACCAACATTGTAGGCCATGCTTACTAACGCATCAAATTCATTTTGTTTTAAACTTATTCCTCGATTATCTAAATCCCTTTTAATTGGTGCTGCATATTTATTGTTTAATAAGTTTTCTAGCATGGTACTTGCCTGTGCTTCTGTAACACTAGATAGTCCCTCTATTTCTTTTCCTGTCATTCCATAACCTAAGGTTTTAACTCCAACTATATCATAATAAGGTTTAGGATAAAATCCTTCAAATTTCTTAACAAAATCTATACATTCCTTAGATACTAATCCCATTTATGTACCTCCTATAAATTTAATTAAAAAAGAACAGAACTATTTGCTCTGCTCTTTATGTATTTCTTTTTCTTGTAGCTGCTCTAGTGCATTTTTCAATGCTGGTGGATAATTAACACCACATTTACCTACATTTTCTATGATACTTAATCCTTCATTTGCTATGTAGAAGTAGCAAATAAGTGTACGAAATACCCATGTTCCATCGTTAAGCAACCTATCCAATAATACTCCTAAAATAAGAACTAGTAGAATTAGGCACTTTCTTAAAATACCTTTAAATCCTATTTTACTATTAAGCTTATCGGTTATATAAGATGCAACCATTCCTGTTGCATAATCTACAAGCATAAATCCTACTAATGCCGCTAAAGGAGTATCCCATGCACCAAAAACATAAGTAAACCATGTACCTATGGCTGCTACAATTCCATTAAAAATATTTTCCTTATTCATTTTTTAACCTTCTTTCTTATTACAAAAATAGGCAAAATAAAAAGACTATCCCTAGTCCCTACTTTGCCTTTATAAATTGTTTAATTGTGTTGCCTTATTTTTCTACGGTGCAATAAACTCTTGTCCTGTAATACTTTTAAATTCTTCTGGTGTTATTTCTCCAAACTTATTAATTTCTGTTTTAACCACTATTCTTAATTGTTCTAAAGTAACCCATTTATATTCCCATGCTAATGTCCAAAATTTCATTATTGATCACCTCCTACTAATTGTATTTTAATTTGTGCTAATTCCTGTCCTAAAGTATTTATTATATTATCCTTTTTTATGTTTTCTACTTTGGCTTGTGCTAATTCCTGTCCTAAAGTATTTACTTGCTTTTGTAATTCTAATATAGGATTGGGTGGAGTATTTTCCACAATATCTTTAATAGCATCTTCACTTTTTTCACTTTGTAAATATTGAAATTTTGAACCGTTATCAAATTCTACTATTATATGATCACCTTTAATATACTGTTTCATTATCCTTTTATACCTCCTTGGAATGCCCAATAAAAATTATAATCTATATTTTTACGATCTAATTCTATTTTAAGTGATTTCTTAAAATATAGATCGTTTGTTATAACAGTTATACCTGATGAATTATTATCTTTAGTGGAATCATATGGTAAGTCAGAAAATGATGTATCAATCGGTTGATCTAGAACAAAAGCTTTAACTTTATCATACATCGGTAAACTGCATATATCAGATGCTTTGACAATTCCAATACACTCTTTGCCTACTGAATTAACTTGCTTATATATAATATTATCATCAACTGTAATTGTTAACGTACCATAACTTGTTACCCCGTTTCTATTATATATAAAATTAGATAAATACCCTTCCCCTTCTAATGTTAATATATTATTTAAACCTAACTTACGTGGTGCTTGTTTATAAGCCATGGTAAAGGTTTTATAATTTAAAGGATTATAACTTCCACTACTGCATTTTATACTATTTAAAATATTATTAGTATCTTCTTTAACGCTATTAGTAACAGCATTTGTTTTACAAGTTGTATTGTTTACAATATCTAATGTTTTCTTATCTGCTATAAATATCTTAGACATCATTTATTACCTCCTCTATATAAATTAATCCATTGTCAATACCTATTTTATATTTATCTTTGCTTATATTATCAATGATGTATTTGTCGGCTTTAGTATCTAATTTATTATCAATATCTACTATTTTACCTTCTACAGTTTGTAATTGACTTTCTAAAGTTTTAGTTTTGGATTGCAATTCTAAAACTTGTGTTGTTAGTTTAGCAGCTACATTGTCATCTAATATCTTTTTAATATCTTCAAACCACTTATTAAATTCTTTTTCCCAAGTTTCTGTATTCTTAAACCAATCTAACCATTGTTGCTCCCATACTTTGGTTTTACTAAACCATTCTGTCCATTCTTGGAGTAATTCTTTACTAGTTTTATCAAACCAATCCTCAAACTCTTGTTTCTTTTGAGTAGTCCAAGATAACATATTCTTTTCATATTTAGCTTTGGTTTGTTCATACCACGATTTATATTGATCAAATATTGCAGTTGTATCTACTTGATCCACAGTACCATGTACTATACCACATAAATTTTTATTTAATCGTAAATCAGTTATGTCTGCTTGTGATATAGAAATAGCACCTTTAGATATTTTTACATCTGCAAGTGCTAATTCAAATACATCATTATCTCTTTGTAAATCTTTAGCTTTTGCGTTGCTACTCCATTCACCCTTTTTAATTCCTACTTTTATTTTTCTCTCTAAAAAATCTAGTCTTAAAACTACTCTATCTATTCTATCTAATACTCCATCAGCTGCATCTAATTTAAATATGTAATCGTCTGTATTTTCATACATATAGCCGTTTATCCATGCGTATCCAGATTTGATTATTATTTGCATATCATTATTTATTGCTACTACTTGTAATCCTGTAGCGGGGTTCGGAAATACACCATTTCCTATAAAAGTAGCAAAGTATCTAGCAAAATCTTCCGCTAAATAAACTGTGTCTGGTACTCCACTACTATCTAATACCGCATTAAAAAAACTACTTCTTTCCATATGTCACTACCTCACTTTCTGTTTAATTTTATCTATAATCGTAGGAATATCATTACCAAAAACAATATTAATTTCTAATCCCTTTTCTTCATAAACTTCTTCTATTTCTGTAATTCTAGTATTTAGTTGTATTCCCCACTTCTTATCTATTACGGTTACTATATCACCAAGATCATAATCTTTTTTATATATATTATTTCCGTTAGTGTTTATCTTAGAATTAAATGTCTGTATTTTATAACACTCACTTAATTTTTCTTTACCACGTTGAATTAGCATAGGCATATACTTACTATCTGGGATTAACACATCTTCTGTATTTATATTCCCCTCACTATCCTTTTTTTCTACTTGTTCAGTATTCTGTAAATCCCTAGCATCTACATATAACTCATATCTATCTAAACCATTCCCTTCTTCTATAAATGTTATTTTTCTATCTTTACCCTCACCTGCTCCTGCAATTAAAACTGTATTTCTATAATTATTTAAACTATCTGTATATTCCTGTTCAAGTATATTTTCAAAATCTCTACTAAAAATACAAGGTGCTATAGTACCATTTTCAATAGTTCTATCAACACCTTTGTAAATATCAAACACTATTTTTCTACTTTTTATATCTAGTAAATTTCTATAACCTAAATTAGAAGTATTAGATATATTTTCCAGTTGATCTAATATATTACCAAAACTATTTTGATATTTTATATCTTCATTAAATCCTTTTATTTCTCCTGAAATTAAATTATTTATTTTTCTATTGCCATTAGTTGGATTTATAGCATTATCATTAATAAGTTTTCTCATTAATTCTTCTGTCTTACCATTAAAATTAACTCTTCCCCAAATAATACGTCTACTTAAATAACTCATTAAAAATTTACCTTTAACTTCTAAGTATTCTTGTCCATCTAACCCTATTTTTAATTGTCTAGTTTCTATGTATCCTGCTTCTGTATCATCTTTTTTATAGACGATATTTTCACGTTGTAATAAATTTAAAGTATTGGAATTTAAATCACAATGTAACTCAAATTCCCCACTCTTATGATATTTTCTGATCCACCTTAAAGATGTAAAAGTATCTAATATACCTTTTAATTCTAAATCTCTGTTAAATATATATAATTCCATACTTCTACACCCCCAAATAATTATTGTTGTAATAGATATTAACTTCTAAGTTATCTAAGTTTTCATCTGCATTATAACGGAAAAGGTTATCTCCTACATTTAATTGTAGAAAGGTATCTCCACCACCTATAATATCCAAGTAGTTTAATATGTCTGTTTCAATTCCATTACTAATACTTAATATTTTCTTTTTTCCATAGTTAGTATTAATAATAATCTTTTCTCCCGCAACCATAGACTTATTTATTTTTATAAACTCTCTAGTATTCACATTAAATAAGCTTGGATTTTTAAGAGTACCTCTAGCATAAAATTCTATTATCATACCTGTTTTTACTTGCCCTTTATTTTCAACATTAACTATTAAAGAAGGTTCCCTGTGTCCCATAATAATACCTTTTCCTTGTGGTATTATAAGCGGAAAGTGAAAATCACCTTTCCAAAGTGCTATTTGTTTTTTACTATCTTCTATGTCATTCCAAAATGGATTATATGCAGTTAAGTGTATTAAACATTCACAATATATATTATTAACATTTTCATTGTAATAAGGTAGTTTATTAATAATACATTTAATTTTCTTACCTTTATAAATTAAATAACCCTCATTTAGTTTAGGATTAAATATAATATTTATTTTATCCTTTAACATATCTAATTCAATTGGATTACTAGCATTTAAAGCAACTTGTACTGTTATATCCTTGACATCTAAAGTATTGCCATTATATTTACTACCATCTTGACACATACCTTTAGAATTATATATGTTAACACTATTACTTATATCTATTTCTTGTAAAATTAATGGAGCAGTATCAGTAAATTCGATTTCTGCTCCTAAAGAATTTATAAATTTAGCATACATGATACCACTCCCTTCTATAATTGCAATGCTAATTCTTGTAGTATTCTTTTATTTTCTCTTGCTATTTCAGATGGATTTAAAGCTTTTGGAGAATTAATAGTAACATTTTGATTGATACCCTTATTACTACTATTATTATTTAAATTTTGTACCAAATTATTAAAGTTTTTATCTAGTTTGTCCCATAATACATTAAGTGGTAATACTGCTTCGGCATTGTTTCCAAATCCATGATTTAAATCTCCTACACCTATACCACCAAATACAGTTGGTTGTGTGAATATACCACCCTCACTATACCAATCCACACCAATATGTGGTACACTTTTCTTTTCTAAACTAAATTCACCCGTAATTTTGAAATGTGGCATTTTAGGCATTTGAATTTTAGGTAGTTTTAACTTTAAATTATTAAAGAATCCTTTTATAGTATTTATAATATTACTTATTTTTTCTTTAGCTGCATTTACTGGTCTTATCATAGATTCTTTTATATTATTCCAAGTAGATTGAGTTTTATATTTTATAGCGTTCCATACTGCCAACACTCTAACTTTAATATTTTCAACTACTCCACCTATAACGCTCTTAATACTATTCCATACAGAACTAGTAACACCTTTAATAGCATTAAATACTGTGGTAGTAACAGATTTAATCTTATTCCATATTGGAACTACTACACTTAATATAGCATTTAATACTGTTGTAAATATCATTTTGTAGGCATTCCATATCATAGTAAAATAAGATTTAATTGCATTAAACACTACCAATGTCACACCTTTAATAGCATTCCACATTGCACTAACTACGGCTTTAATAGCCTCGACTTTGGTTTTAATATAATCTCCTATATAATTCCATACTGTTTGTATTATGGACTTTATAATTTCTAAAGGTACCCTAATTATAGTTACCAATAATGTAAACGTAGTTTCTATAACAAATTTTATAGCCATTACTGCAACTGTTATAATTGTTTTTATTCCATTCCATATAGTGGATATTACTGTTTTAATAGCACCAAATACTGTAGTTATGACACTTTTAATAGCATTTACTACTGTAGTTACAACACTCTTAATAGCATTCCATACTATTATAGTTACAGATTTAATTTGATCCCAATGACTAATTATAAAAACAGCCAACATGGCAACTCCTGCTACAATTATAGCTACCCATCCTACAGTCCCCATACTTAATGCTTTTCCTGCTATAGTTATACCTTTTACTGCCTTTTTAAAATTATTAAAGAATATAACAGCACTCATTATTTTTCCTGCCGCAAAAACAAATGTGCTAATTCCTACTGCCATTTTGCTCATTTCAATAATAAATTTCTTTTGTTGTGGTGTCATATTACTTAATTTATTTCCAAAATTATTTATTACATTTGTTACTTTAGCAAAAGCAGGTGCTAATACATCTCCAAATTGTATTGCCGCAACTTTCATACTATTTAATGCCTTTTTAAATTTTTCCCCAGGTGTATTAGACATTTTATTAAAAGCATCATCCAAAGCATGAGTATTAGTTTTCATTTCTTTCATTGTGTCATTGTAAATATTCATACCATTATCAGAAGTTAACATTAATACAGCGTTCAAAGCTTCTGTACTACCAAATAATTTGCCCATAACTTCTGTATTTCCACCTGTTTTTTCTTTTATCTCGCTTAAAAATTTAGACCAACCTTTAGATTTTAAAGCACTTGCACTAAAATCTATTCCTAATTGTTGTGCCGTTTTACTAGCATCACTAGAAGGTTTTATAACGTTAGACATAGCTGATTTAAGTGCTGTAACAGATTCAGAAGTTGCTAAACCTTGTGCAGTTGTACTAGCTAAACTAGAGAATAATTCCTCTGTAGTAACTCCCAATTGTGATGCTATTGGTGTAACCTTACCTACAGAACTAGCTAATTCTCCAAATGTTGTTTTACCTTTATTTTGTGTAATTAACATTTGATTAGCTATTTTATCAGCCTTATCAGCTTCCATGCCATAAGAGTTTAAAACTGTAGATAAACCATCAACGGCTGTGGATGTGTCTGTAAAACCACCTTTAGCTGCTTTGGTTGCAACTGCCACGAATCCAATTGCCTTTTCAGTTGGAACACTTGCAGACATAGCTTGGTACATAGATTCAGTTATTTCTGTAGCACCAACTCCAAAATCTTTAGAAAGTTTTAAAGCACCTTCAGATAATTTATTTATAGGAACTTTAGTTGTATCTGCAATTGTACTTACTTTTGCCATACCGCCACTAAAATCAGAACTAGCCTTTATAGCACCAGTTCCCAACGCTGTAAGAGGTACAGTAACGAATTTCATCATGTTGCCACCGACTTTATTAAGTCCATCAGATACTTTACCAAATGTTTTTTCGCTCATTTCAACTTTTCTTTTTGTTTCGTCTGTTTTCTTTCCAATCTCTTCAAGTGGTTTAGTAGCTTTGTCTTTAATAAATATGCTCCCAAACAATTTAAATATTTCCATATATTCACCCCATTCCTAGGTAAAATAAAAAGAGTTAGCTACCTAAACTAACTCTTAAAAATTGTTTTCAATATATTTTCAGCATTTTTATATGCTTCTTCTTTAGTTACTTTTTTAGTTGTCATTTTTCTTACACTATTATTATAAAATTCCTCAAAACTTATATAATTATCTTTATACATCCAACAAACCATTTGTACATATTGCATATATAGTTTATCTTTGTTATCACCTTCAATAGCCTTAGTAATCAAATTTATACCATCTTCAACATCTAAAGACATTATATAATCAATACTTCCATATCTCCTAAGTAATAAGTCTAAAATTTCAAATTCATCTACTTGGAGAAAAAAGATAAAAAACTTTTAAACACTTCACTCTTTAATATTTCTTGTATTACTTCCATAGTTATCATTGGATCTTGTTCTTCAACTTCTTTAGCTTTCTTTCCAGTACAACCACCCACTAATTGATATATTTCATTTTCAGCATTATCTAATCCAGATAAAATTCCTATTATAATATCCATACCAACCTCTGTTTGTATTTTTTCTAATTCTTCTTTACTCTTACCTTGTACATTTTTAAATAAACCTTTTATATTTTCAAACATTCCTGTTTTTTTAGTTATTTTTAATAATTTAAACATATCACTTGTTTGTAATTTTATTTCCATATTAATATCCTTCTTTCTATTAAAATTTTTGTATTTAGAATTTAGTTATCCTTATATTTGTACTTCTTATTCTTTTTTTTTAATAAAATAAGATAGAAATTAATCTATCTTATTTTTCAACCATTCTATCCGGATAATAAATAGCAAAAGGTGGATTATCTAATTTATCAACGGAATAATATCCTTCAAATTCTAATTCTGCTACTATATCATCAGCATCTTTAGTTTTAACTTTTAAACCCTCATTGTTTAAAGCATTAAAAATTTGAATTATTACTGGTTCATTACTTCCACTTATATTACCTGCATAAGTAATATTATCTATATAATCACTTTCAGATATATGATTTTTACCTTCTATTTTCTTATATTTTTTATCTGTCTGTATAGTTGCATCTGTTACTTTAGCACCTGCAAGCGCATATTCAAAGGTTTCCTTTTTAAATTCTAATAGATGAGTTTTTAATTTCACCTCCCAACTTTCAAGCAAATTTAATCCTTTAACTTTGCCCTTGACTCCATCAACTTTTATTTGTCGGAACTTTGGTTTAGCTTCAAATTCATTTCCTCCGCTTGTTGCTCCTATTAATTTACCTTTGGCAGTTTCTATTGTGTCTTTTTCTATATCAAAATTAACAAATACTGCCCCTGCATCAACCATTAAATTCTTTGCTGTATTTTCATTAAATCCAGTTATAGTTTTCATTTAATCAATCCTTTCTATTTAAATTTTCTTATTATAAAATGTACTTGTACTCGTCTTATGTTTTTATCTTCATCTTTCATATTTACCCTAAACAAATTATCTTTACTGATAATTAAAAAAAGCTTATCACTACGATAAACTTCATTTTCTAACAATTCTAATTTTTCAATTATATTTTCTATTTCTATTACTTGGTCATTCCTACCCCAAATATCTATTGTAAGTGGTATATCATTTCTACATTTATTATCTGTAATCTTTAATACATTAGAGATATTATAGACTATTTTTATATCATCTATATTAGCTTTTCCTTCTTCATCCCTTTGTAAATCCTCAAAATATACATCTCCATATAATGTAAGGTATCTATATAACCATTCCATTAATTCTTTCATTATTTATCACCTACTTTAGATAAATTATCTTTAATTATACTATTAATTTCATTTATATTTTGCATAATAGCATCTTTTAAAAATGGTTGTGCCTTTTGCCTACTAGTTCCATTATGAACATATGGTGAATAATCTACATTAGTTCCTACTACAACATAAGCATCTTCTTTATTTGTCCTATATCCAACTGAACGCCTTAAAATACCTGTTTCAACAGGACATCTCAATTTTGACTCTGCTTTCACTAAATTGCCAATATCAGTTAGTGCCTTAAATATATTTTCAGTAAGACATTTTTCAACTTCTTCAAAATGTGCTTCATATTTCATTTAACATCACTTCCAAATAATCATCCCATTCAATTATTTTAGTAATTTCATAAGATTTATTTTTATATTTTATAATGTTGGTGTTAATATTTATGTTCCCTATATTACAAAACATTCTCTTAGTACATTCTATAGTAAATCCATAATCCTTTTTAGCTTCTTCACTAGAATATGGTTGAATATCTACCATAAGATTTTTAATATGTATTGATGGTAAATTCACAACTTGCCCAAAAGAATTTTTACTAGAAGTACCTTTTTTCCATATTTCAATCTCTTTGTTATAAAACATATTAACACATCCTTATGTAGGGCATTGGCAATAAGTTAGCAACACTATCGGTTATTGCAAAAGCAGTATTATCGCTATATGTTATACTTCTAGCACCTTGTGTCATAGACTTAATATTTTTATTATCCTTAAAATTATAAGCATTAACAACTATATCAATAATTGCATCTTGGAAATTAGTTTGGATATAATCAAAAGTAAAATTTTGATTGTTAAGATAGTTTTGTATTAGAGTTATAGCTTTTCTAATATAGATATTTAAAATAGCAGTATCAGCATTGGGTATTAAAATTTGTAAATCTTCTAACATTCTAATTCACACCCTTAAGTAACTCAATTAATTCTTCTTTCTTTAAGTTTTTATAATCCTCCAATCTTAGTTCCTCACATTTTTCTTTTAACTCTTTCACTGTTAAATCTTCTAAATTAATTTCTTCATCTCCTTGAGTAGTTTCCTCGTGTTCTTCAATTTCCTTAAATCCTTGGTCTTTATATAAAATCTCAAAAGCTCTTTCAGTAGCTATAATTTCCCTTTTACCATTAGTATATTTTTTCAATTCAACCCCTCCTTAAAATAAAAAAAAAAGTAGGAGAATTTAATCCCCCACTATTCAATTACACACTAACCTTAGGTGTTAATAAAGCGAAAGCTTTATCTTTTATAGGTAAAAATCCTAATCTCATAGTTGCCTTGATTGCTACCATGTCATTTTCTGCTAAAGATAACGCTTTACCATCGCCCATAGTAACACTTTGTAATGTGGCTTCTTTAAGTATTTCGTACTCAATTCCCGCCCTCATACCAACTAGAGAATATGCCCAGTTACCACCTATTAATTCAGCTTTAAGCTTATCAAAAGCACCGTTACGAACGAACTCAATAGGATTAGAATATAACTCATTTTGTCCTACTCCTGGAACGAATAGCGCATTTCCATTTGTATCTCTTAATTTTCTAAGAGAATTTCTAAGTCCATAATGTGCTGCAAAGCCATTAACCTCCAATCCAGCATCTTCAACTAATGCCATAACATCAGATATATCTAAATCTAAGGTTTTATTAGTTCCTAGTGCAATTTTATTACCAGAATTATTAGCAATACTATAAATTGATTTGGTAAAAGGTGAATTAGTACCAAATAAGCAAGCACTATCTATTGCTTTATAAAAAGCTTCTGCTATTGCTGAGCGCATTTCTCCAAATACATTTATAGTTGTATCATTTAATTTTTCTTTTGTTACTGGGATAATAACTGCTAATTTCTTAGCTTCCATTTCTGGGAATATCCATTCTGCTTTAGAAGTCTTAATTCTTTCAGTTTCTCCTACCCAGTAAGCACCAGGACCATCTGTCATTATAGAAAATTTCTTCTTGTCACTTGTCATAGACTCAACCTTAGATAATCTAAGTATAGAAGAACCTCTAGCCACGTCTTTCATGATTCCTTTCATTTGTTCTACTGGTACAAAACCAGTTAAATTGTCCTTTAAAAATGTTGTATCTGTCATTTATACATCTCTCCTTTAATCTCTTTTTACTTGATTTTCTTTTATTACAGATATAAAATCTAAGCCACCTTCTGGATCACTTCCTCCACTTGGTGGTGTGTAACTATTATCTTTTAATCTTTCCTTTACTGTAGTTTCTAACTTATCAGTAAATACTTTTTCTAAAGTTTCTAAATTTTTATTTGTGCTTTCTTCATCTTGTCCAATAAAATAATCTACCAAATCAGTAGGTAGACCTTTTTCAGTAGCTATTTTAAGAGCTTTATTGGTTAACTGCTCTTTTATTTTCTCTTTTTTCATATTCTCCATTTCTTGTTGTAATTTTTTTAATTCTGTATCCTTAGGATCATCTTCTGGATATAATTCTTTTATTTTTTCATCTATTAATTTTTGAAGATTATTTTGTTTCCAAGTTTCTAATCCTTTATTTAAGTGCTGGTCTTTTAAACTATCTACAAAAGATTTAAAATCTTTATCAGTATTTATTTTCTGCTTAAACATATCTAAACCACCAAACTTAGTTGCCAATTCAGAAGTAGCTAATATTTCATCTATATTTTCATCTTCCTTAATATCTTTTACAAGTTCCAACAATTCTTTTTTTAACATTTCATTCCCTCCATTTGTCCTAGTAACCTATTTAAGACTACTAACACGTTTTATATTTATTATTTATTAGATACTAACATTGTTTCAATAGCCTCAACTGTTGTATCTCCTTCCTCAAGACAATATACTCTAGTTTGAGCAATATATAATTCAACTTCGTTGTCACTAAGTAGTTTATATGGACATAGAAAAGCAAATCTTTTACTATTCTCATAACAAATTAATTTCTCACCATTTTCTGTAGTAAATGTATTATTAATTCCTAACTTAATATCCATTATTCTCACCTCATTTATATATTATTTTTCTTAACCCATTCCTTATAATTCACATAAGGAATATATTCTTTTGTAACATTATCTTTTCTTAGTTTTGGCTTCCAATCATCTGTTGGAATATTGACCAAACAACTTCTACAAAAAGGATGTAATGGTGGCACTGGTTTATTGGAATCGTTAATATCAAACACCATACCATCATAACCTCTACATATTTCAGAAGTACGATTATCCAAAGTAGCCATAAACATTTGGTTAGTCACATTATGTTCTTCTGCAAATACATCATTAACCAAACTTTGGCATCTACACACTTCTGTTTCAACTAATCTCTTTGTATTATAGGCATTTTGGTTAAACTTAGTTTTAATATTTTTCTCTATCTTATTAATTGTTGTTTTACCATTCATAAAATTATTTATTTCTTTTTTTAACTCTTTCTCTAATTGCCTTTTATTCTTCCATAATCTGTTGCTCCAAACTTTCCCCTCTATTTTTTCATTAACTATTCTTTCAATCTGTTTATCAGTAAGTTTTTTAAGATTGAAGTCTATTCCAATATTAGATAAATAGGTATCCTTATAATATTTATCTTTAGTAACAGTATTAAGGACATTTTTAGTTATAGTTTTTTCAGTCTTGTATTCACCAGTACAAATTTCACTTATAATACTATTAAATTCTTTAGTTAGAGTTTTCTTCTCTTTATCTCCAATAGACAAAACTTCTTCTATCACAGTATAAGTTAAAATAACTCTAGCTACTTTATTTAATAATTCTTCTCTATCTTTCTTCTGCTGCTTGTAAATATTTTTAGATTTTTTTTCAGCGGTTTTATAACCTTCTTTTTCAAACTGTAAATATAAATCCTTATATAACTTATTCATCTACATCACCATCAAGTAATCTTTCACCTATATCATTTTCTTCATTTTCAGTTTTTAATTTATTAAGTTCATTTTTAGGATTTTCAATAAAACTCAATAAACTCAATCCAGTTTCAGTAGATAGCTTATCTCCAAGCTGGCTAATTACTTGCGCCGTCATAAGGTCGTCTTGTGGTATATTAGGTGTAAATTTAATTTTAATATCTCTAAAGTCATAAGTTATATTTTTTATTACCTCTAAATAAGTAAATAAGAATTTTAATCTTATTTTAATACAATCAGCAATGGATTTTTGGTTTAATTTACATTTTTCTTCTAGTGCTATGAGCCTTGCTCTAAGTGCCAAAGAACTTAAATTACTTTGCATTTTTTCATTATGATTAATGTGTGAACTTAATTGATACATCTTATCTTCCATGGTGTTAAGGGTATTTTGAATAAAAGTATCATTAATATTTTTTATAAGCCATGCGGCAGTACCGTTTTTATCCTTAATTTGCATAACGCCTAGTTTTTTCATTTTAGGAATATCATCTTCATTTATAGTCACTCCAGTAAGCACCATATAAGCGTTTCTAAAATCACTGATCTCATTGGATATATCAGATAAATTTGTTTCATAAGCGTCTTGAAGTCCTTTTAAATCCTTAAATAATGTATCATCCTTACCTTCATCACTTAATTGACATATTCCAACTGGAACTTGTCCAAATATGTGCTTTGTTAGTGGTTTAATTTCCTCAAATTTATCATTAAAGTGGTAAATTTCCCTATCTGTATACACATCAATATAGTTTGTATCATCAAAACTTAATTTAAAAATGTGCATAAAAAAAGATATGTTACTAAAATCATCTATAGCAGCATACCCTTCTCTTGGACTTATTATTTTACTGGAAAATTGCCCTTCTTTATCTATATAATATAGTTCATAAGCTAAACTATATATGAGCATATTCTTTGCTAAATTACTGTCATGTCCTTCGCTCCAGTGGTCAAGGTAATAGTCTATGTCATTAACTATATTTTCATTACCACTCTTAGAAATATAAGTTACATCATTACCAACACTATAAGAAACTTCTTCCTTAATAAACTTCTTAATAAAGTTGGTATTTATTTTATTATTACTACGTTCTGTAACCATCTGGTAATTATTAATAGCATCAGTATTACCCTTATAATAAGCATACATTTTATCATAAGTAGCTTTATTACTTGTATATTCATCATAAGCTTTTTTAAGTAAATCTATATTTATTATTTTAATCACCTACCTAATCGCAATTTAATAATTTTATTGTACTTTTTCATAAGTCTTTTCAAATATATCTGGCTTACGGGGATAAAACTCTCCATTTACACCTTTTATAATATAATCACCATAATTAGCAGCCATATCTCCATCTAAAGTTTTTATAATACAATTTCTTTCATTTTCAATGATTAATCTGTCTATTTGATTTTTAAACCATTTAGGCACTTTATCTATCTTATATTTAAAAGCTTCAACCTCTACAGGTTTCTTTCTATACTTCATTTTACAACCCCCTAGAAAAATAATTTTTTATCTAATAACTGTATATTTTCAACTATTTCTATATTTTCTATCCTTATGCCAAACTCAGCAGTTATATCCGGAGCATCATCATGCACACTATATTTTTGCCCTCTGAAATCCAACACTTGATTTATAAATTCTTCATCTTCCTCGGCAAAAATAATTTGACCTTTATTAATGTAAGGAATAAGAGTGGAAATCTTATCATCTTTATTTTTCTTTTGGTGCTCATTAATTATAGTAATATTTCTATTCCTTAGTACTGTATTATCTTTAATTTTATTTTCAATAGCATTAGCATCGGCACCATTAAAAGTATTTTTTTCTATATAAAGATGGGTTATATCCGGATACTCTATTAACAATTCAATGGCGTGGTCAACATACTTATCAAAATCAGTTCTAGCATTAATTTTAGCAAGTTCAGCCTTACGTGCATATTTTAAATCATTATCACCCATGGAACCAACTAAGAAAGCGCTATAGTCATTTCTTTTTCCCCCACCAGAAGCCGGATCAATAAGTAGCATAGTTTTAGTAAACGTATGATTTTCTATTTCAGTACGCGTTTCAGTACGTACTCCCTTAAACCATTTTTCACCTATAGAATTTACATCACCTTGAACTTCTTGCTTAAAGCTACTTGGATTTTCATAATAACTAAGTGCCATATCTAGGCAATCCCAAAACTCTCCCCACAACAGCGAAAATTTCATTTTCTCCTGGTGTTCCCAATAGAACTCTTTTGCATCTTCTAGTCTATTTTCATTTTTAAAATTATATAATATAGCCTTAAATTCACCCCACAAACCAGTAGTAAAATAAGTATCTATATCATCAATTAAAACACCCTTTTCATGTTTAAATTTCCACGTAGGTAAATTTCTTAACCTAGAATAAAAACACTCCTTATGTTGGAGTGTTCCCAGTGCTATAAAAGTTGTACCTTTTTTAATTGTTTTCCCATTTCTTATAACTGCTTTCTGACTTGCATATTTAACATCATCACTATATCTCTTCCACTTATTCTCCCTAGCCTGTTCTGTCCTTACATCATCCTCACTTTGGTAATCATCTAAAATAATTAGATCAGGACGGCAGTTATCATATTTACGTCCTCTCATGGGGCTGGCACTTGAAATAGCTTCTATGAAAGTTTTATTAGTTAATTCCAGTTGAGTACTATTACATTTATATCTTTTGTCCTTATCATCGAGGATTGTTCCAAAGGCCTTTTTAATATATTCATTTTCTAATAATGTATTTTTAATATCACTTATAAATTTTTCGGCAGTACTTCCTATGTCTGAGCATATTAAAGTATATTTTTTGTGCTTATAACAATGTGACCATATAGTCCCAGCAAAAGTACCAAAAACAGATTTACCAGTACCACGTGGTAATATACGCCCTATTTGGTTAGAACCTTCTCCAATAATGGAGTTTTCTATATCCCTCCATATATCTTTATGTACTTTAGCTATAGGTGCTGCAGTATTATCGTCCTTTGGTAAAAAGGTATTTTGTAAGAAGTACAGGCAGAAAAACTCCATATTTAATTTTCCGAGTTGCCAGGCTAGTCCATGATAACCAAATAAATTGCTAGAATTATTTAAAATAAGTTCTTCAGCTTTTTCTTCTGAATCATCCGCACCAGCAACAGTAAACTCATTCACTAGATATTTAAATAGTAAGTATCTGTTTTGTTGTTCTTCTGTCATGTACTCACCTCACTTTTTATTTAAATATTTTATAGAAATATTCTATAAATTTATCTTTATCTTCAGATGCAATTATAAGCAATGATATTGCATAAATAAATCCTTGAATAATCCACCCAATTTTAGGATATATATTAATAATCATATCCGTTGCGCTAACTTTTATATACTTCCACTTATTCTTTCTTAATAATTTATATACATATACCCCCTCATTTACATTGAAATATATATTTAAATGAGCATCTGCATTTCTAATATTTCTATCAATTGAATCTACTAGGATATTATATTCGGGCACTTTACGTGATTTAATATCATTACATTTTTCATATAATGTTTTCTTATTAATTTTATTAATATCAATTTTTCTTTCATCTATAATATAAAATAATATATCTATTAATGAATATATTTTTGAAATATATTCAACTCCTTTACTATACGCATTAATTAGCGCACTAGAAACTTGTTTAATATTTTTTATACTTTTTCCCTCATCACTCTTTTTTGCCAATTCTTCAAGAAATGTTTTATGATAAATCATATATTCATTATATGAACTAATTGTTTCAGCTCGATCATTTATATCATTACCTTCTAAAAATGAGGTTAATTCATAAATTGTCTTCTCAGCATCTACTTTAAGAGATTCATTTATTATTTTTAAAAATATAGAAATAAATATTTTTACATTTTCTTTTCCAAATTGCTTTGTATCTCGTAGCCATAAATCTAAACACTTACAATAATAATCAGCATCTGATATTTTACCAACTTGTTTAGTTAATTGTTTTACATTTTCTCCAAATTCTCCATCATTAATTAGCTCACCTAATTCATAATTAGCATATTCAAAATTATTCATATTATAATCCCTCCTAAAATATTCTATTTCTACATTTTAGGAAGTTATCCTTTATAATTGTTGAATTTTTCCTCTAATTCTTTTATAAGACTCATGATTCATACATTTAGTTATATCTTTATAAGGATTAAATTTAAATTCTAATACTTCACATTTTTTATACCTATCACAAGCGGGATTACCAACTAGACAGGCACATTTTAAAATATTTTTATCCCATCTAGTATTAAATTTATATTTCATAATCACCGCTCCTTTTTAATATAATCTCCTGTTTCCAGGTATGTAAATAGCACCTTAATGGGTGCTATTTACATATGCACAATTTTATAGTTAGGAGGATTTTCACCTCCCTCTGGTTTTTAAAATTTTTATAAAAAATATAGAAGTAACTAATTGGCTTTTCACTTATTCATATTTTAGAACCACCCCTCCTATATTTAATTTAATACACTAATGTGTTCAATTGCGTTAAATTTAGTTTTAACGTATATAAATCAATTTAACGCAAACCCTTGATATCACTTAACTCTACGTATCTTTTTGAACTTATTTAATTCTTCTTCCAACGTATTTGTGTCAATATTATCGTTATTATCTTCTGTATTATCCTCCACAACATTGGTAGGATTACCATAGATACGGTTGAGTAAGTATTGGTTAGCAGCTAGACTTACACGCTTATCAGCTTTATCATTAGCTAATGTCTTAATGTTATCTATATATGTTGTTAAGTCCTTTATAATAAGGTTGTTTCCTTGGCGTGATAGCTCTCGTCTACGCCGGTCTAGTTCAGCCTTAACATGATCTTTCTCTTGCCAATTATAAATAGTTTGTCTAGTAACATTTAATTTCTTCGCTATGTCAGTTATTCCAACACCTTCAATTAGCATTGTTATCATATCTGATTCTTTATTTGTTAATATAGCCAATGCTAACACACCTCCTTTACATTTAACATAATAAAAAAGAGTACCCCTCTCTGGAGTACTCCGTATGATAATATCATAACATATTAATTTAATTATGACTTAATGTTTAATTAATACTTATTTAAAAGAACATTAAGTTTATCATCTTATTAATTATTCTTCCCTTCATAATTGACGTTGTCTGTTCTGTTAAATCTAGTATTTCTGCTATTTTAATATTGGGTATCTTATTAAAGTATCTCATTTCTACTAATTTACGTTCATCCTCCGTTAAAGCTTCTAAAGCATTGTCTACTCTTTGTATCATATTCTCTTTTTTAATTATAAGTTGATTAAGATATTCTATACGTTTCTCTTTCTCTTCTATCTCTTGCTCTACTGAACTGTTATTGTTATAAGCTTTAGGCATATCACTATATTCTATTGCACTTATTCCTCTATAACTGTTCTCTATTTCTTCTATTTCAAGTAATATATTTTTGATTTCTGCTTTAAAATTTTTATAATTATATAACATGTACTCTGTTTTTTTATAATTATCTATGTTAATCACTCCTTATCTGTCACACTTTTAGAAGGTATTTGTCACACTAACTTTGGCTTGTTTACTGGGTTTGAGGTCATTTTGTTACATCAAAAGCGTTACATATATAATATAAATTCTTTATTATATATATAAAAAGTTATTTCTATTTTATTTTATATATAAAGAAATTGATTTCATCTGTAACTCTGTAACATATACCCTCTTAACTATTGATATTACTAGCTTAGAAGGTGTTACAGAGATTTTAATTCATCTGTAACACTCTGTAACAAAAACTATTGTAACCGTTGATATTACTTGGTTGTGTCTAAAAAACCTTTGTAACAGTAATATAAAAATACCGTAAAATCCATTTCTGAATAATACGGTATTTTTATATTAATTGAACTTTAAACATTTTACCCAAATATATTTATGCATTCACTTGTTATATTTGATAACCATACATCATATTCCTCACAAATATTAATAATATCCTCATTCTTAAATTCTTCTACTGTTGTTGAAATTTTTAATTTGCCGGTAACTTCTGTGTGATTATTATCGTTATAAATATTAAATCCTTTTAAATTTTTTAAATCTTCTATAGGTTCAATTTTTATATTTACTCTTTTACCTATAAATTTTTTGAATACTTCATCAATATCACAAAAACTTTTATCATCACCAATAGTAGCATATTTTCTTACTTTTAACGGTCTTTGTTTTAAGGAACGATTTCTCATTTTGACAATTCCATCTAATAGCTTTTTTTGTTCCTGACTTACACCCTTATTATCATACCATTTCCCCCATTCCTTTAGTTTGCTATATTCGCTTTTCATGATCCAAAGTACAGAACGTGCAGAACTAACATAAGCATTTAGATAGTATTCAAATTCAGGTGATTTTTCTTTATTTTCTTTCATTCTTTTAAGGAAAAATTTAGACTCATTTAATCTAAATTCTGTATTTTCCATATTAATTCCCCCATTTTTACCCATATCATTATACAATTAATTTTAACACCGTATTATTCAATTTTCAAAGAGCATCACCTTGATTCCGCATTAAGCCTTCTTATAAACTCTTTTTTGCTTTCCATTAACTCTAATAACAGTTTCACTATTATATCCTTGCTTTTTTACTTCACGCCCGAATACTGGCTTACTAAGTGCCTTTAATCCATTATCAGCACACCAACTGGAATAACGTAAATAAACTTCTTTAACTGGTTCATTTTCTATCTCGTTATCCTCTAAAAATGCTACTACTGGATTGTTTATAGCTTCATATTCGTCCCAAACATCATCACAAACTTTTGCGTATGTGAAGCTATGATTAATTAATACTCTGTTTAGTCCTTCAAGTGCTAATTTTAATAAATATTCCATAGATTCTTGGTCTAATAACTTATCTAAAATAAAAGGATCATAGTCCTTGTCTTTCTTGCTAAAATGAGCATTAAAAGGTATAAATATTAATCTTCTTTTAAGTCCTCCACTAAGGTCGTTTATTCTCGGTAACTCGTTAGCACTAAAAATTAATTTACTATAATTTTTAAAATCGTATGGGTCCCGACCTTTTCTCTCTACGTTAACTTTTTCTCCAGTAACTAATTTTTTAAAAGTTGAATTATCTTCAACATACTTATTAGAAATATCATCACCTATGTTAGCTAACTTACCTTCTAGTTGGAATGTCTTAAATCTATGGTTTAATTCTTCTAAACTAACACTAGATATATTTTCTTCACCTAATAATTCGTTTAATACTTCCAAGAGCGTACTCTTACCATTAGCACCTTGTCCAGTAAGTATAAAAGCTTTTCCTATCTCATTTCTTCTGAATAAACAGTAACCAATCATTTCCTCTATTAATAATCTTAATTGCTTATCCTTACAACATATTTTATTTAAAGTCTTGTCCATCACTTTTGACTTAGCATCTGGATTATAGCTCCAAGGAATTTTATTTTTTATAATGTAGCTGCTATTAAACTCCAGTAACTTTTTAGATTCTAAATCATAAATACCATTGGCTACAGTAATATATTTTGGATTGGCTAATTTATTGTTTTGACATAATAAATCTAAATATCTTAATACTTCTGTTCTATTTGCATTTGTACTATTTTTTATATATTTCAACATATTCTTTTCAATTTCTTTAGTATCTGAGCAGTAATAATTGTCTTTATATATGTGTAGTTCATCATTTATTTTTATAACTTTTTCATTATCTCTTAAGTAAATTGCTAGTTTTTCATACTGTAACTTACTTTTAATATAAAATGTTTCTTTCATAAAAGCTTCATCTCTTAAAATAGTTTCAATCTCTGTTTTATCTAACGGCTCAGCTATTACATAAGTGTTTATAAGTCTTATTGTTTCCCTTACTTCCTCAACACTAAATCCCTTTTGTTGCAACGTTAATATATAACCGAACAGACCACTATTCCTACCATCACCCTCACCCATGTTGGTAAAATCAATTTTTGCTTTTTTAAGTGGCTCTAACCACGCTGGCAACTCGTCTAATTCTTCCGCTACTTGTATAAACTCTCTTAATTTACCTTTAATTTTTAATGGTACTACTGCATTTTGTATTCCAAGACCAACATCTATTTTTATTCCTAGTGCAGTATAATAACCTTGCTTTCTACGTTCTATACCAACGTTCTTAAAATAAAAGTGCATTCCCCTTGTAGTTTTTAACACGGTGGTATGTATATTTAAGCTTTTAACAATTGACAGAAGTATTTTAGCTTCATCTAAATTATCAATATCTATTTGTATTAAATTACTTTTAAGTACGCCCCCATAAGATTTTAAACTTTCAACTTCTTCGAGTTTATAAAACTCTGTTCTATCTTTATATTCTTCGGTAGGGTGTTTTCCATCCCTACCGCCAGTTGGTATATATCCTTTCCACATTTCAGTTCACCCTACCTTTTAAATCTTAATCTCTAATTCTCACTGGTAATACTAAATCTAATTTATTATCAGCTTTAATTAGCATTGGATTAACTCTAGCTGTAAGTTCTAAAGTTGCAACTTTATAGTCTTTTAAAGCATCTATTAAATAATTTACGTTAAATGCAATTTTTAAAGGTTCACCTTGCAATTTTATGCATACCTTATCTTCAATACTTGCAATTTCATTACTTGCACTAATTATTAATTTATTAGTTTCAAAATTCAATTTAACTAACTCGAATTTATTCTTTTTGTAATCCTTTAATATATCAACTATAGGTTTAGTTTCTATTTCTACTGATGTGCTGCAATTCTCCGGAATTATTTGATTATATTTAATGTAATTCCCTTCAAGTCTATTCCCTATGACTTCTAAATCTCCAAACTTGAATTTTACATATTTATAGTTGTAATAAACTTCAACATCTTTATCATATTTAATTTTTTTCAATGTATTAACCATACTTAAGTCCATTACTACTTGCTCTTTAACTTCAAAATTACCCTTTCTAACTTCCAATCTATAACCATCTAATGCTATAAAATCACTACCATTAATACACATACCACATAATATTGGTCTAGCTAAAGTGGTTGACATAGCATAATACCCACTCAATAGATGTTTTAATTCTCCAGCTGGTATAGTGGTTAAATAATTCTCCACCTTAATAGGTTCATGTATAATATCATTTTTAGGATATTTAATCTTTCTATTTCCAGCAACTATCACATCTTCTTTTACAGTTACTAAAGTGCCTTTGGGAACAAGTTTTAAAACATCTCTATTAATTAATGTTTGTCCTTCATCTTCATAAGAAGCAGCATCTGAACTTATAACAATTTGTCCTTTAAATTCATTGTCTTTTATTTCATTTGCTACTACATAAATTTTGTCTTTAAGCATGATGCTTATATTACTTGCTTTTGTTAGTTTTAAAATGTCTTGTATACAACTTAAATGTACTTTCATATTATTCCCCCCTATTGTAATACTGTTTTAATACTCTAGTACACTATAAGTAAATTAATAGTGTACTAGAATTACTTCATATAACTTTATTTTTGCGAACTAAATTTCATGAAAACTAGCCAATGTGTTTTTGCTCTTTTATTTCCCAATAAAGGTTTATAATCTATAACCTTTAAAATTTCTTTTAGCTTTATTTGTTCCTCATTCCACTTAAAAATTAATACTCCATAGTTGTCTAAAACTCTCATGCATTCTTCAAACCCTTTTTTAATATCTATTGGCCAATCATTATTTAACTTTCCATATTTCTTGGCCAACCAAGAATTTTCTCCAACTTTAATTAAATGTGGTGGATCAAAAACTACTAGCTTGAAAGTATTATCTTTATATGGAATATGTCTAAAATCTCCTAACACATCTGGTTTAATTATTAATTTTCTTCCGTCACATAGTGTATCTTCCAATTCTCTATTATCCATAAAAATTACATCTTTATTTTCTTTATCAAACCAAAACATTCTGCTTCCACAACATACATCCAATATAGGCTTTTCCAAACTCTCACCCCTTTATTTTTGCGAATTTATTTCTTGACACTTAATTACTATAATGTTAAAATGTTAAAAGTGCGGTGGTGTAGTTCAATGGACAGAACGCTCCCCTGCTAAGGGAGTACTGTGGGTTCGACTCCCACCACCATATATGAGACTTATCAAAAGATAGGTCTCTTTTTACTTTTATCCAAAACATTATTGATTCATAATCTACTATCTTTGTGTATCTACTTTCATGTATTCTTTTCTCCAAGCTCTATAAATTTTTTCAGCATTGTTTACACCAAATCTATTTTTCAAAATACAAATTGCCACTGTAGGTGCTAAAATTGGTGCTTGTTTATTCAACCAATTTTCAAAACATTTTCCCATGTTTATATGCCCTTTCTTTATTAATCCTCATCTTTTTTCTTATCTCTTCCTCTAAATCTATTTCCAATCCACCACATAAATCCGCAATCCAAATAACTGTATCTGCTAATTCTTCTTTAAAGTTGTCCATATCCCCACGTCTTAAACCTTCCATAGCTTCAGTTACTTCTCTCACTATTTCAAGTAAATTAGTATTTATAGCATTGTAATAATGTTCAGTATGACCTTGTAGTCTATCTCTTTTTATCCAAACCCAATTATCCCAAAATCCTTTGTCAACTGCATTTTCATGTGATTTTTTAACTAACTCTTTAATCCTCATGTTCCTTTTCTCCTTCTAATTCTATAAGCGTCATTATTGAATAATTTGCTAAGTCCATTAAAGTATCTTTTATACTTTCATCATTTACTAACTGTTCTTTAGTTGCTAAGCTTTGTAATCTATTAACTTTATCTGTAATTCTAGTTACCGCACTTATAACTCCTAATTTTTTAAAAGTTTCTCCAAAACTGTCACCATAATCATGGTTTTTACTTTTGTATAAATCATTTAGATTTTTACACATTTTATAGTGTTCATGTATTTTATCCATTCAATCATATTACCTCCTAACTAAATACAAGTAACTTCCCATATTTTCTATAAAGTACTTGTCTATATACTGTTTAGTAAGTCTCATACGTTCCCTAAAAGTCTTACATGGTATTACTAATACTTTTAGAGTTCCCATTTTTAACCACCTTCTCTTTACAATTTGGTTTACATTTTCCTAATATACAACCGCCATTCTTTGATCTCCTATCTGTATTAAAATAGATACAATCGTAACAATTTTTATTGTATTGATTACATCCTATTATTTTTATCACTCTCCTATAAAATCTTTTATTCTTTTCCAAGCCATATCTATATACCATTGCTTGTCTAGTTTTCTCGGTACTGTTTTACCTTCAATGTCTGAATTATCAATAAAACACCTTATTGGTGTACTTGCTATTTTTTCTAATGTTCCACCTTCTGTTTTTTGTTTGAATACTCCAGCATCATGTCTGCTCCTACTAGCAAATACTCTCAAAACCTTTTCATCTAGTTTTTTATTTCCATGGTAAGCGTATAAATATTTAGATGATACTTTACAAACTTTTTGAAATTCTTTAAGTTGGTTACAATTATTAATTGTTTCTTCAGGTATTATTCCTTTAATAAAGTAATTCATTAAAGCATTATTTATAATAGGAAGGTCATAATCCAACTTATTTAAGGATTTAACATAAGCACCTTTTGACTTTACTTTTCCATTTTCCATAACTATCAAATAATTATTTACATCTTTCTGAACCACTTTTTTAATATGGTCATGGTCCAATGTCATTCGTGTTCTATTACACCATTCTTCACATATTAATTTATAAGTTTCTATATATTTATCACTCGGTAACTTCCACATAACACCATCTGTATTTGATTGAATTAATTTAACTCCCGGAACTCCTTCAATTACTTTTTCTATAAGGTCAAGTAACATGAGTTGACCATTAATACACACATTATTAGCTTGTAATGGATCATGTAGATTATTATATTTATCTTTACTAGCTCCATAAGTTGAATTAAGTACAATTTTGTAAGGTTGTTGTTCTTTCTTTTTACCAGCTTTTTTAAGTGTCATTCTATAATCATAAATCTCTTTATATTTACTCTTGTCCCTTACGTTTCTACTTAAAAAATCATACTGTATCATTAAACTTGGATAAAAACTTCCTACGTCTGAATTTATAAATACTCCTTCACTCATATAATTAGGTCTAGCTCCGTGAAGTCCACCCCAACCGAATATATGAAGTACTCCAGCAACTTCATATTCTAGTTTTTTATCATAATCTTTATTGAGTGGGTTCTTATACCAATTTAAAATCTCTTTATATTTATTAATCTTTATAGTTGGTACTATAGTAATTTCAAACTCGTCATTACGCTCACGTTTATCTGATCCTAAGATTATTGCACTTAATTGAGCCTTGGTCTTACTTATATATTTAAGTGGTAATTTGAAACTTTTAATTAATCCCATATGTGCTTCAAACTCTTCAATTCTATTTATAAATACTTCCATTGTTTGTTCTACGTCATGATTACAATAGAATATAACTTCCTGGAGTTCTTCCTCCGTAAGTTTCCTATCTATATTAAAATTAACTGTTGTTTCTCTTATGTCATTTCCCATAAATCCTTCCAATTGTTTAAGTCCATGAAAACTTGTCATAACATCATAGTTATAAAGTTGAATTTTCCAAAGTATGCTGCTAAATTTCCATGCTGGTTTATGTTCTACTATAATCCAATCATTTAATTCTTTAGGATTAAATCCAGCTATTATAGCTTTCAAAATCCATTGATCATAGGACCTACTATTATAACCAAACCATATATTTTCTTTGTTAGCTTCATAGAAATTATTTAACTTATCTCTATCGTTAACTATTGTATGTGTGGTTTTACTATCAGTATCTTTAATAACTACTAGCCAGTCATATTTAAATACTTCAAAGTCATAAAAAAGCATTTCTATATCACCTTTATTCTTCATAATCTAAATCAACTAAAATTCTTGCATTTTTAGTATTTTTTCTTTTAGCCAACTTTCTTTTATATGCATCTATGCAATAATACACAACCGTTTGGGGTAAAATATTTAACTTCTCAGCTATCCCCTTTACTGTTCCTATAGCTAATATTTCCTCTCCCTTGTAAAGTGCATATTCTTTTATTTTTTACACCTCACTTTATTTTAAAGGGGAGCTTTCACACTCCCCATCACCCTTACTCTACTTCAAATACGTCTTTTATCTCGTACTCGCTAAATTTAGGATTCTTTTTATTAGCTGTGTAGCTTAATGCAAATTCTAAATTACCGTCCACTGCTTCAGCTATGTCCATAAGCATATTGTTGTATTGACTAAAGCTTTCAAACTCTACATCTATTCCACTATCTAGACTTCTTAACATTTCATTTGCCTTGTGTAATCCAAATCCATTGCTTAGAACTTGGTTGTAGAATATTAAGCTACCTTTATATTCTCCTGTTAAAATCTTAAACCAAATACTTAACATTGGATCTCCTTTTTTACTTTCTCTTAACTCTAGTTTATTTACCTCAACCTCATATTCTCCATGTGGTACTTCCTTAAAGTCATTGTTGTTATTAGCTGCTTCCTCTACATCTTTCTTTAAACCTTCCACATCAATGTTTTTATCAAATTTTTCCCATATGTTAGTCATAATTATCTTCCTTTCCGTTTCTTTTTTTTATAATTATATATTTTGATCTCTTATTTATACAAAGTTTTTAAGGCTTCTTTATTGCAATTTCAACGTTTGTATTACATATTTACTTGACATAGAGACCCCCCTAATTATTTTTCATCAGCCTTCTTTCTTCTTCTACGTCTTGGCTTTTCTTCCTTAGGTTCTTCTACTGGTTTATCTTCTTTAATTTCATCTTTAGCTTCCTCCTTAAGCTCGTCTATTGTTTCCTCTGCAGGTGTTTCTTCTTCCTTAGGAGTAGTTTCTGGTTCTTTATCTTCTTCAATTTTACTTTCTTCTTTTTTACTCCTTCTTCTAGTTGGTTTTTCTTCAACTGGAACATTATCTTTCTTGCCAGCATTAGCTTCATCATATACTTTCATTAACTCATCCCAACTTAACGGAATACTTGTTTTAGTAATTCCTTTCAATCTGCCACCACCAAATATAACTTCATCTGATTTAAAGTTTAATGTTCTTTCATCACCATCGACTACTACTCTGGCAACTATGTCCACCATACCAGCAATTTTATTAGCTATTGCTTCTTGAATATTAGGTGCTATTCTGGTCACATTCTGACCATTCTTCTTAGTAATATCTTTGGATATATCTTCTTGTGATAACACCACTAAATTTCCATAATCTAGATTAAAAAATCTTCTCATGGTACTTAAGTATTCAGTTTTTATAATGTCCCAACCTTTCCCAAATCCACTATCTGATTCGTGTTGTATTCCCAATTCATCATATTTATAAACCCTACACATTTCTCTAGTATCTTCTAGTAAATCAACTATAATAGTTTGGAAATCATTTTGTTTTTTCTCTAATTCTTCTATAGCATCTTTAAAAACTTCCCAAGCAAATTTTCTTTTTGTAATTCTTCCGTTAACCGTTACCTCGTCTTTAATGGAAATGTAAGGCATTGTAACAAACTCTATGTTTCCATCTGTATTTAGGTTAAGTGGACTTGGGGCACTATCTAACATTGTAGTTTTTCCACTAAATGCTGGACCATATATCCACATCTTTCTCTTTTTAGCTTTCTTAATATCTCTTCTTTCATTTTTAGGTAATATCATATAATCTACTCCTTCAAAACAATATTTTTTAAACTCACACCAATCACATAAGCGTGATGGATTTTTCTTAAATTCTTTAGTTTCTAGCATTTCAACCGCAGTAATTAAAGAATTTGTAACCTTACTTTGGTCATATTCTAAATACTTAATTTGTATTTTCATGTCTTTTAATGTTTCAAGTAATCTTTTCCTAAACTGATATAAGTCCTCGGTTTTCTTCTGTCTTATAAATGTTTTTGGAATAAAGATAAATGCCATTTTATTTACTTTATATCCACATAACTCTAAAAAGTATTTATATATGTGTAATTGAGGACCTTCCATATAATCATCTATATTATTACTATATTTATAGTCATATAAATCTACGGTTCCATCTTTATTATGTGCCAGTAAATCAGCCGTTCCGTGGAAACTTCCAACTTGAAATGGTACTTCATGTTCAACTGTGTCAAATTGCTTAATGAAATCTAAAACTTGCGGCAATAAATATTCTAATTTAATAGCTTCGTTTATTTGGGCATCAGTTAAAATATTGAAGTTTTGATAATAATTTTGTAACATATTTTCTATACTTTCTGTTTCAGCTCCATAATGTATTGCAGTTCCAATTACCAATGCATTAGCTGGATCATCAGATGGTATAGTTTTTAAGTTATCTACATACTGCAATTTATATTTATAAGGACATTTCTGAAACTGTGTTATAGCACTTTGTCTCACGTTCTAATTTCACCCCCTACTATAAAGTTGTTGACGATTTTTATAAAATCTATTCACCTTTTATAAAAACACGTATAGTTTTTATATTTATTGGTTATACTAATTAAGTTAACTCCAATATTTCTTTTTTAAAGCTTTCAAACTGATGGGGATATAATATATATCCAAGTCCTCCACACTCCTGTATAAGCCTTATATTACGTTTCTGTAACTCACTAGGGTTACCATTCGGTGCTTTAACTTCTATTCCAACAAATCTACCGTTTACACATGCTATTATGTCTGGGATACCAGCTTTACTCATAGGTCCTGCCCAATATTTAAAGAACCAAGTATTGGGTAAACTTTCTAAAAACTTTTTAATCTTATTTTCAAATTGCTTTTCTGCTGCCATTTGATTAATCCTCCGGTTCCAGCGAAACAATCTTCCATTTATAATCATAAATATTTAGGAAATCTTCCAAAGCATTTAATTGACCTTCGGTTCCTTCTATCTCATAAGTGTCTACAAATATTTCTTCATCTTTGGAAGGTACTTGTACTACTGGAGTAGCTATTTTTGTTTTAAGTTCTTCAACATCTTTCTTTATTTGTTCTAGTACAGTTTGAACATCTGTATATTCCAACATACTTACATATGGTGTATCTGCTAAATTTATATCATGTTTCGTATTAACAACTTCAATTTTAGATTTAATTAAATCTGCATTCGCTTTAAAAGTAGCTTGTTGAAGTAAGATGTTATCTGCAACCTTAATCAACTCTGTTTTAATACTCTTAAGTGAGGTTGACTTATTCAAATAACTATCCTCTAGCGGTAATTCATCAAGTCCTTTAAGTTTACAAACTTCATCTATAACTTTTTCAACTTCAATTTTCTTTTCAAATTTTCTCTTTTCTTCAAACTGTTCAGCTTGTTCTACTATTGGATCTATAACTTCATCAAACTTTTTACTTAATTCTTTACATTTATCTTCAAACTCTTTCACTGGAGCAGTGAGTTCTTTTTTAGTTTTCTTTCTAAATTCATCTAAAGACTTTTTACCCTTTCTTAAATCCGCTATAACTTTCTTTCCATCTTTTACAGTATCCTCTGTAACAACTATCCCCTCATATTTTTTAAGAACAATATCTAAATTATTAGATATTTCTTCATAGTTGAAATTCACTTCTGCTGGTTTATTTTCTAAAACTTTAAGTTGTAATTTATTCATGTTTCTCCATCCTTTCGTAAATATCTGTATAATCATTTTGATCTTTCTCAAATAGCTTTTCAGTATAATCTTTTCTCTGCTTCAAAACCTCAAATATCTGTTCTTCTATAGAACCCTTAGTTATTAAATACCAATACATACAAGTTCTTGTTTGCCCTATCCTATGTGTTCTTTTTTTACTTTGTTCAAATAATTCGCTTGCAAGAGGTAAACTATAATAGATAATCTTATTGCTTAACTGTAAGTTTAATCCCATTGCTCCAGCTTGATACTGAACTAGCGTTATGCTATTATCTTTAGACTTAAAATTTTCCAAGTCTTTAGTGCCACCGTTAACTATGCTTATTGGTTTCTCAATTTTGAGTAAATAATCTTTAATTTGTTTCATTTCTTCTGTAAAGTTATAAAATATTATTACTCTATCGTTAGTACTCTCTAGTAAGTCCTTAAGTACTGCTAACTTATTAGGATTATATTGTGAAGCTAACTGTCTTAAATAAAGCATTTTAGTTAAGCTTGTATCTCCTACCAGCTCTGTATTACCTATTGTTATAACTCTATCTTTATTAAACTTCTTATACTCTTTAGTGTTCTCAATTAAAACTGGTATTTCTACTTGCTCTGGAAGGTCAAATACTTCCTCAGTTTTCATAAAAACACTTCCATGTTCATGTAACTTTTGCTTAAGTCTTTCAACATTCTTATATCCAGTAACCTTGGGGATTTTAAAACCTCCAACATCCATATTTATAAATTTTACGTAGTGATTCCAATAAAGCTTTTTACTTATTTTCCAACCTAATAACTTACATTGAGTATGAAGTTCTTCATATCGCCCTCCACATGGAGTACCTGATAAAAGTACTACGTTCTTTGCATTTAATTTAAGAATAAATTTAGTTCTCTTACTTGTAGAATTTTTAATCATTGAACTTTCATCTAACATTAAAGTAAAATTTTCCAACTCAGCTAACTCTGGTCTTCTCCAAACTAAGTCATAGTTAATTATCACAACTGACTTGTTTGGTATTTCTCTTGTTTTAGAGTATATAAATGTGTTATACTCTGGGTAATATGTTTTAAAGTGCTCTTTCCAATCATCTAACTTTGATTTTTGACAGATAACTAAGTTAGTATTGGCATTGAGCCCTTTTAATTTCTCTGAACCAACAAATGTCTTACCTAATCCCATATCTAAATAGTAAGCTACTCTGTTGAACTCTTGAGTTTGATTTAACGCCTGCTCTTGGTGTGGATAGAGTTTTACTTGTGACATATGACACCACCCACCTTTGAATTTATCTTTAGGCCTTTCCATGTTGGTTTTATATGCAGTTTCTTACATTCTCTAATGTAAGCTTGTAAAATTTTAATGTTCAATTACACACCTCCTTAAATACTTCCCTCATGTCAAGCTTAATCAACTAATTGTCTTGGCGGTGGCTATACATTTTATTTTAGTGTGGCTCTTATCTTCGCCTACTCCCGCTCAAATTAGCTCATTAAGCTTGACATTAGGTTTATTACAGTGCTTTACTTATAAATTAATTACTGGTGCTAAATCACCTAATACCTTACTTAATATAGATTTAATTTGTTCATTCTCTTGCTTTAATTCTTCTAATTCCCTTTCCATACGTTTACGTTCTAATGGACTAAATCTTTCTAACTTAGTTCCCTCTAACTCCATAATTGTTTGTAGATTAAATCTTATTGCTGGTATACCTTGAACTATAGGTATAATACCAGCTTTACGATATTCTTCTATAGACTTAACACTCATTCTCCAACGTTGTGCCAAATCTTTTTGAGTTAATAATTCACTCATATTTATACCTCCAGAGGATAAAATATTTCAGAAACAGTTTGATCAAGTGCAATTGATATTTTTTCCATAGTTGCTTTAGTTGGATTATTTTTATGTCCATTTTCTAAATTATTAATATAACTTGGAGTCAAATTAGTTTTATCAGATAAATCATATATACTTAACCCCTTTATTTTTCTAAAATATTTAATTTTATTCAATTTTTATTCACCTCCTCGTGTTCTGTGAGTACATAATATCATGTTCTGTAAGCACATTTCAAACACTGATGTTCCCTCAGAACACAATTAGAGAAAAATATCATGTTCTATCAGAATATATCTCTTTTTATCTTTAATTTACTATTGACTTTGTGTACTGGTAGTATATAATGTATTCTATAAGGATATACTACTAGAAAGGAGATGATTAAATGTTTGGTGAAAATATTAAAAGACTTAGAGAATTAAAAGGATTAGGCGTTAATGAATTGAGTAGAATGAGTGGAGTAAATGCTAGTTATATAAGTGCCATGGAAAGAGGTGAAAAAGAAAATCCAACTATTAATACACTTAAAAAATTAGCTGATACTTTAGAGGTTACAGTAGATGAATTAATGAAATCTGAACCAATAAGCGAGGATAAATTAAAAGAATATGATAATAAATATAACTGTGTAAAAGAAGAATGTTCTTTATATGAAACTGGAGAATTTAAAACTGCTGAATCAGCTATGCAATTTATATTAAAACAACCTAGTGTAATGGGGTATGGTGGTTTTAATACTAATAAAATGACAGATGAGGATATAATCGCATTCGCAAATGAACTTTTGAATTTATTAAAAATGTTAGGACCTAAATACAATAAATAATTTTACATATGATTAAATGGGGGTACACATGAGGATATATAAAATTATAAATCTGGCACAATATTTAAAGAAAAAATATGATAAGGATCCAATTAAAATTTGTGATAAACTAGGAATACAAATTAATTATATTAATCTTAAACCGAATATTTATCCAGCATATACTATTAAAATAGGTAAATCACCCGTTATTAATTTAAACAACTATCTTACATCAAAATCACAGAAGATATTATGTGCTCATGAGTTAGGTCACGCTTTGCTACATGGTGATAAATTAATTAATGAATTTAATGACACTAATAATGGAATTTACGAGTATGAAGCTAATTTATTTGCAGTTGCTTTATTATTTAACCAAAAAGATTTATGTATTGATATATCTACAATTGATAATTATATTCTAAAGGGTTTATTAGATTATAATATTAAAACTGTGACAAATGAAAGTTTAGCTATACCAACACTTTAAACTTGTTTTGTGACAAGGTGTGACAGATAAAAAAATCATCTGTCACACCTTATACACGTTGATATATCTGACTTACAGTTACATCTGTGACAGAGTGACAGAGATTTTAACTTTCTTTTATATAAAAATAAAATGAAATAAACTTTTTATATATATAATAAAGAATTTATATTATATATGTCACAGTTTTATTTCTTACAAAGTCGTTAAAAACGTTGATATAACTGAATTTATTAATTTTAAAAGTGTGACAAATAGTGTGACAGATAAAATAAAAAAGGGGTGAAATTAATGGAGTATAATATTACTTGGAGAAAAAAAGATAAAGGCTGGCAGTTTATAATAAGTTATAAAGATAACCTGGGTAAGTGGAAACAGAAAAGCAAACAAGGATTTAAAACACAAAAAGAAGGTAAACCGTATATAGATAAAATGTTAAAAGAATTAAAATCTAATATTAAAAATAATAATTCTTCAAATACCACTAATCATATAACCTTTGAAGAATTATCAGTTATTTATATAGAACATAATTTTCTTTATAAAGAATATCACACCATTAAAGGTTATAAGAATTGTTTTTCAAAATTCAAAGATTTAAATAATAAAAATATCAATAAAATCAAAAAACATGACATACAAAGCATAGTAGATAAAATGTTAAAAGAGCATTTGAAATACTCAACAGTAAAAAAGTATGTTGGAATATTGAATATGTTTTTTATCTATGTTAAAGATGATTTAAATTTAATTTCTGAATTACCCACTATGAATATAAAAATTCCCAAAGAAAAGGAATATAGCAATAAAAAAGCGCTTACTAAAAAAGAGTTAGATCTATTATTAAAAAAACTAAAAACTAATAGATATTATATAGTTGCTTTTATTTCTGCTAATACTGGTATGAGATTAGGCGAGGTATTAGGACTTACTTGGGATGATATAGACTTAAAGAATAGTACCGTAAGTGTAAATAAACAATGGAAAGTATTAAAAAATAAAAAATCCGGATTTGGTAAACTCAAATCAAAAAATTCTTATAGAACAATTCCTTTATCTCCCAATACATTAAAAGAACTTAAAAACTATAAGAAAAATAACCCTATTGATATTAATAATAGGGTTGCACCTTTTAATCACGCCAGTATTGATAAATATTTAAACCCTAAATTAAGGGAACTTGCTGGAATAACCATGCATGAGTTAAGACACACATACGCTACTTTATTGATTAGTTCTGGAATAGATTTTAAAACTGCAGCTAAGATATTAGGTCATACTGTGGAAATGACCATGAGAATTTATTCCCATGTTACCGATGACATGATGAAAAAAGCTACAAAAATAATTGAAAATATTTTTTAAAAAATATTTTTTTGACGAAATTTTTGACGATTTTTCTTAAATCCACTTATATAAACATTTCAATAGACATATCTGGATTCTGTCTTAGTATCCACTTTTATGGGTACCAAAAGCTTTAATTCATCATAATATCTTAAAGTCTTTATAGATATTTTATTAAGCTTAGCGAATTCTCCTATTCTAAACAT